TATGTTGAAAAATGTGGTAGGTATTCCATTTTTTCGGCCTTGCTGTGGGCCTCAATGTATTTTGGAATGTGCGTAAGCAATAACTCGATTTCATCTTTGCGTAGTTTTTTGAATCCGCGGGAAGCAAGTGTTTTGTTGCCTTTCTTTTGGTATAAACTCCAAAAAGAATCAAATGAAAAGCCGTGTACAATACTATCCTTTATTTCTTTATTACTTATATCTTTAATACTATCTATATTACTATTGCAGATTTGAGGGGAGGGTGGTATCAAATTTGATATGACCCCTCCTTCTTTATTTGATATGACCTCCCCATTCAAATTGATATGAGGGTATATCCGTCTTGTTATGACCTCCATCCGTTCATTGCGTATTAATTCGCGATGAATCATACCCTGGCCTTCCAACAATGCCAATTCGCGTTGAACTGTGATTGTGGTCATGTTCAAAATACTTGCCATCGTTCGGTTGGATGGGTATGCGTAACCGCTTTTCTTGGCCATCCCGATAATCATTCCCATGATAACCGCTTGGCGTGGTGTGAGTTTCTCCAACAACTTGGTCGGGAAAAACACAAACATTCCTAATTCTTCATTTTCGTTCATTTCATAAAAAAACCCCATCAAGATGGTGCAGTGAGAGTGCAACCAGCCCAATGGGGTAAATATCTTTGTAACTTTGGAATCTCTCACATTCCGTTACTAACACGAATATACAAAAAACAACTATATTTGCAAAGTCCTTTTTGTTATTTGTCATATCAATTGGATTGGGGGGCGTCATTGCCCCCTTCCTTTTTAAGTTGGTACAACGCTATCATCGCCACGAATAAAAATCCTAACCCCATTCCACCCGCGATGATTTGGGCCATAATTGGATAATGCACAATGCACCATCCATATGCCAATCCCAGAACGATTGTTGTAAATACGATTAGGATGTTTTTCATTTTACGGCTTTGATTAAAATTGAATCTTCGTTGGAAACATACTGTGCGGGTTCGTACACCTCGCCCGTTTGTTCGTTCAAAAACAAACCTTTGTTCATGTTCTTGTACGCCATTTGGTGCAGTTTCTCGCGTTCTTTGAGTGCGTTTTTGAGTTCCACCACCTGGGGGATGTGGTCGTATGAATAACGCCCCGCACCCGCTTTTCGTGTAATCTCATAACCCATGTACACTTGCCCATTCCATTTGGATGCTTCGTTCAATGCCAATGGTTTGATTTGGTCTTGGAAATTCTTGATGGTATCGGCCAATTCTTTTAACTCGATGTGGAATTGAAGGGGGCAATAATTACCGCCCCCAACTTCCAACATTGTATCCGACAATGTTTCAATCATGTGTTTCATATCAAAATGGTAAATCACTTTCCATTCCCTTGATGGCATCGTTTGCAAAGTTTTGTGCAATTCCACCTTTGTCGGCCTTAAATAAATTTTGTTTTGCAAGGGGTTGGAATTGGCTTAATGTATCCGTTCCAGTCAAAACATATTGTTCAAAGATTTGGGCGTATGCCAATACCTCTTGCAACTTGATGTCGCCATTGATGGCCAAATCCCCCGCAACTTTTAACACACTCATACGCATGATGTGTTTGCCCGTGTCGGGATCCTTTGGTTTTGGTGCTTGGAATCCACCTTGTTGAACCTCGGCGGGTTTACACTTGTAATAAATTGTGCCTTGGTATTCCCGATCCGTTAACACATAGTCCACCTCCTGGCCCACCACAAACTTGGTTTGGTTTTGGGTTTTGGCGTTGTACTCGGCCACATCTCCATTGGCGAATGACACTTGAAATTTGTACAACATACCATATTGGCCGTTGTAAGTTCCGTTGGCGGTTACATTGGTTACCGCACTTCTTTTGTTTTGTTCCATGATATTTGATTTGTTAGGTTGTAATTTAGTTTTTGTAAAATCTCAAATTGCTTTTCCATTGATAACCCGTTACGCTTGAATTGAAATTTCCAGGTTGTAACTGTGTAATAATTGGTTTGCAATAACTCGGATAACTCTTTGTTTGATTTGCTGAATACTTCGTTTAATGCTTCGTATGTTGTCATAAAATTAAAATGGTAACTTTTGTCGTATGCCCATCGATTGCCCGATGTTATACAACCAGGTCGGATTTTCCATTTCCATCGTTACATACCCACTAAATGGGGTTGCGGTGGATAATGCTTCATGGGCTTGTACATACTTCCGTTCAATGATGGTTATTTTGGTTTTGTAAATTTCATCGTTTTGAACCAACTCAACAAATTGATCCATCTCCGTACCGAAGATAAAATGCATTGTGAATGTGAATTTCATTTGTCGGCCCTCCCTTTGTACATTCTGCGTTGAACTAACATTTGGGTGAACTCATCAAATTCGGGGATGATTTCATCGCGTTCAAATTGGTAGGGCTTGGCTTCCTCGATGTTTTGGAAACGCTTGGAATTGCGTTTGATACAATGCCACGCATACATCACCGCAATGGTGATGGGCGTTAAAATGATTAGGTAGATTAAATCCATGTCGTTTGTCATATTGTTCCACGAATATACATTTGAAATTTCAAATTCCAAAACATTTGATGAAAAAAGAAAGGGAAATAAATCCCTTTTCTTTGTGAATGGCCTTAATCCTTTGTGAGTGACTGCAACATGGCAATCAATTTCGGGCATGGGTACACATCCGCCTTGTCGGGGCGAACTGAATTGTGTGTGTAAACGCCAGGTTCATTCTTCAATGCCCGTTTGGTTACTGCCCAAATATCTTCATTGTATTCCAATGGGATGCCGTATTTGGTTGACCATAGGATCAACAAATCCTTGATGGATGCGATTTGTTCATCCGTGTATGAATGCCACAACTTGTATCCTTTGTATGGTTTATCCAATTCGGTTACTTGGTCGGCGGGTATTTCACCACCCACATAATTGTAAAACTTTGTTCCCTTCTTGGTGATTGGCCCCCAATTGCAAACCTCAATACCAATTGATGTTTTGTCTAATGGCAAATAAGGACATCCCAAAGGTTGGAAATGCTTTGTTCCCAATCCCAAATGATAAGCCCAATACTCGCTTCCAAATCCTTGCACAATTGTTCCATCCGTACTGATGGCAACACAAGTTGAAACCTTGTTGGCTACCTTTTCCCAATACGCAAAGGTTTGTTCACCGCTTCCGTTTCCCGCCGTGTGGTGTAAATACACCTGGGTTTTCTTCACCGCTTCGCGATTGTATGCCCGAAATGGTACTTGTTTAATTTTCATTTTGTTTGCTGAATTTATCAATTGATGTAAAACCCAATGACATTATCACGATCCATTCCACCGCCTCCACCAATTCTTTGGATGGTGCAATATCTTGTGGTGACATGGAATTGTGTGCCATCGTTCCGAATAGTACGAACGCCCCAATGATTCCCACGAACCGCTTGGAACTCAATTCGCCTTTATCGCCTTTGAAAATCTCGAATATCTTTTTCATTTGCCTTGGCCTTTATATGGTTTGGATGATTTGTGTTTGTTAACTGACTTCGTATGCCTTCCCAATTTGCGTTTGGGCTTGGCACGAAATGTTGATGTGTTGGAAACCTTTGCCATTACAACCCGTTTAATTTAATCATATTTGAAATGGATGCCGTGTCTATGTCTGCCGTATCAATGCCCATGAAAATCATGGTGTTTGCATACTTTTCCGCCTTGGCTTGTGCCTTCTTTACATCCGCTTTCAACGCTTCCTTTTCTGCAACCTTTGATTCAACCATCTTTGCATTCATCGTTTGAGCCATTTTCGTGCATTCTCCCGCACTTTCAATGTTTTTTGATACCTTGGTAAGCAACGCATCAATTTCATCGATTGTAGGGCTTTGTTTTGCGTTTACGCTTGTGAACAAATATCCCGTCATAAATAGGGCTGTGAAAACAATCAATGCGTTTTTCATAGTTTTTTCATTGTTTGCATTATACGGATCTCTGTCATGGCACTTGCCAAGCATGAATCGGATCGTTTCAATGCGTAACTCAATTTGTCAATCTTGACATCCAACGCCTCAATCTTTGCATTGGCCTTTTCAATTTGTTCTTTGTACCCCGAACGAAGGTCAATATAAAGATACCCCACAGCCAACAGCATACAAAAATCCTTC